AAAGCCTTACTCCAGACTGAGTATGACAACAATCAGTATCAAAGAGATAGAGCCAGTGCTTATCCTTCCTTACAAGACCAGTTAGATATGCAATACTGGGATAGTGTCAATGGCACGACTACTTGGAAAGATAAGATAGCAGAAGTCAAAGCAGATAATCCTAAACCCTAATTATAAATAACTTTCATGAAATTGTCTGACGATACCTCGATTTCGATGCCTATTCGAAATATGCTATCGATTATAGTTGGGGTAGCTGTCGGAGTTTATGCCTATTTTGGCATCATGGAAACGCTCAATCAACATAGCACCAGGCTAGAGTTAATGGAAAAAGACCTAGAGCTAAACACTGAATTTAGAATTAAATGGCCGAGAGGTTTAATGGGCAACCTTCCAGCCGATGACGAACAATTCATGTTACTAGAGTTCTTAGCAGAACAAGTAGAAAAACATCAATCTATTTTAGATGAGAATTTACATACTCAAGTAATGCTTGAACACATGGAAAGCCAATTAGAAAAACTTCAAAAAGATGTAGAAAAACTAAAAGATGCTACAAGAGATATACAATTTTCTAATGGGAATGGACATTAAATGATTAAAGTAGTGATGGCGTTATGTTTATTCTCAGGGGGTGTTTTAATAGAACATACCCTCCAGCCATCTTTAAGTGAGTGTTTAAAATCTAAAAGAATAATGGAACGCAATATGCAAACTGCTCAGATAGTTTGTGGAGAAGTGGAAGCAGAGATTGAAGTCATCCAAGGAAAAGAATTTATAAAAAGCATAGCTAAATCAAAGCAGTAATATTTCTACTTTATTTGTAACCTAATATAACCTTTGAAGGGTTCAATTAGACTACGAATTAATTTTATGTTCATAATTTACTATGAGTACAAACAAAGAACTACAAGACCAACTAGATAAGACTAAAAACGAAAGAAGAGAACTCAGGAAAGAAAACAGAGAACTCAGAGAAGATATAAAAGAAAAAGATATCACTATTAAGTTCTTAACTGAGCAACTAGGCAATGCTTATGACCGGTTATTAGTGTCTAATCAAAAACTCATTAACATTACAGTCGATGAGGTAGTTGCCTTTAACAAGCTGAAAGCAGATCATCGTAAAGAACGAGAATTAGCTAAAGCCTTAGAACAACAAGAAAGAAATAATCAAAAACTAAAACGGGGAGTAGCTAGTGACAACACAAGCTGAAAAAATAAACAATTTGGATAAACAAGTAGCAGTGATATCAGAACGCATTCGTATCATTGAAACCAATCATCTTAAACATATAGAAGCAGATATTGCATCTATTAAGCGTGTTCTATGGTCAGTGGGTTTCCTTTTGTTTACTCAGCTAGTTATTGTTATTAAAGACATTCTATTTTAACTAACCCTTTGTAACCTTGCGAGAGAGTAAGGTACATAAAACTTTTTCGACAAAATTCAAAAATCAATAACATCATATTAAGGTGAAAATATTATTATTAAGTGATACTCACTTTCCAGCTCAACACCCTGACTACTGGAAATGGATTAAGGCCATTAAGAGCTTAACCACCTGGAATAGAGTCATTCATATTGGAGATCTCGTAGATTTCTCTAGTGTCTCTTTTCATTCCATTTCTGGTGAAACAGATAACCCCACTACAGAAGTTGAAAAAGCTAAAATTGAAATTAAAAAACTAGAAAATCTTTTTCCTAAGATGGATATTCTGTATGGCAACCACGATATCCGGGTTATTCGTAAAGCAGAAAGTTTTGGTATCCCCAGAAGCTTTTTAAAAGATCTCAATAAAATGTTTGAGATAAAAGCTAAATGGAAATGGCATGACAAGTTAATTGTTAAGCTAAAAAACGGAAACAATGTTTTCTTTACACATCATTTTAAGTCTAGTGTAATTCAAAGCTCCAAAGAGCTTGGATGTTCGCTTGTAACCGGGCATCAACATACGAAGAGTGAAATAACCTATTGGTCTTCACCAACAGCACTTAATTTTGCCATGTGTATTGGATCAAGTATTAACCCAAAGGCGGAGAATTTTAGGTACTCGAAAAACTTTATTAAGAGGCCCATCATATCGATTGCTAGTATTGGTTATGTCGGATACTGCCAACCCTGTATCCATTCAATGCCTTTAGATAATAAAGGAAGGTGGACAGGCCAACTATGAAGAACAGTGACATCCTCAATATAGCATCACAGCTCGTCAATAATGATCGTAACGATCAACATGGCGACATGACTACGAACCATATTAATATTGCCAAGCTCTGGTCAGCCTATAAAGGCGTGGAGTTTACTGCTCATGATGTAGCAATCATGATGGCTCTATTAAAGATAGCTAGAACCAAGATAGGCAAAGTAAATCCTGATGATTATGTGGATGCTTGTGGCTACCTGGGTATAGCTGGAGAAATAGCAAGTGAATAATGGACATCAAAGAAAAAACAAAACAATCAATAAAAAAAAATGAAGGTTATAAATTAGAGCCATACAACCTAACTTATAACGGAGTGACAGAGTCCTGGCAGACTGGTGGATGGGGTCACAAAATTTTAGAAGGTGAAGAAGTTCCTACAACTGAAGAGGGTTGGTTAGCTATTTTTGATAAAGATTTTGATAAAGCCTGGGATTCAACTGAGGTTTTATGTGAAACTTATAACTTACCAGATAATGAAGAGATGATGTCTATTTTATGTGAGATGATTTATCAACTTGGATATAAAGGTGTTCAAAATTTTAAGATGATGATTAAAGCTCTCCAGGAGTCAGACTTTGTTGAAGCTCATTATCAAATGCTCGACAGTCGATGGAGAAAACAAACAAAAAATAGATGTGAAGAACTAGCAGAAAGAATGAGGGATATATAATGTGGGGAATGTTAGTGAAACCATTATTAGGTGTAGCCGGTGATGTTGTTAAAGGTGTAGTCGAAACAAAAAAAGCAAAAGCTGAAAACAAACTTACCGAGATTAAAGCAAAGACTAAGTTAATGGAAAAACAAATAGCTGGTGAAATTGATTTTGACTTGAAAGCAATCGAACAAAGTGGAGATAGTTGGAAAGACGAAGCCTGGACAATTTTATTTATCATGATTATTGCTGGATGTTTTATTCCACCATTTCAACCTTATGTCGAAAGAGGGTTTAATGCCTTATCAGCAACCCCATCCTGGTTCCAATTTGCCATGTATGGAGCTATCGCAAGTAGCTTTGGATTACGTTCACTAACAAAATTCATGGGTAAAAAGTAATGGCAGAATATAAAGGTAGAAAAGTCACCCTCAACAAACCCATGGCTGGTGATGTCAAAAAATTTAAAGTATTCGTCAAAGACCCTAGCACCGGAAGAGTAAAGAAAGTTAACTTTGGTGCAAAAGGAATGTCTATCAAAAAGAATAATCCTGATCGTAAAAAATCTTATTGTGCCAGGTCAGGTGGTATTAAAGGCACGAATAACCGACTATCAGCTAATTATTGGTCGAGAAAGATGTGGAACTGTTAATGGCCTCTCAGAATGTACCCGTAGATAGAGCTTTGTATGCACGAGTAAAAAGCGAAGCAAAGAAAAAGTTTGATGTTTATCCTAGTGCCTATGCGAATGCCTGGTTGGTAAAAACTTATAAAAAAAGAGGTGGCAAATACCGAACCCAAAAAGCATGAGTAGAGCAAGTGGAGGATTAACCAAGTGGTTCAAGGAAGACTGGGTTGATATTGGATCGAAGAAAAAAGATGGAAGCTTTGCAAGTTGTGGTCGCTCATCCACTAAAAACTCCAAAAGAAAATATCCCAAGTGTGTTCCAAGATCAAAAGCAAACAGTATGACTTCAGCACAAATTAAGTCAGCTGTGAGAAGAAAGAGAAACAAAAGACAAGGTGTTGGTGGTAAACCAACTAATGTAAAAACATTTGCTTAGTATTAAAGACGATATTATCCGGTGGTCAAAAGAGGTAATAGAAAAACCTAATGAACACCTGGGTAACTTTCCAACTTGTCCTTATGCTCAACAATGTCGAATACAAAATACTTTTAAGATTGAAGAACTTCATGAAGCTCAACAACTTATTCCCCTGGTGGTTGATTGGGCCAATAAATTAAAACGAACTCGCTATCGTATCGTAGTCATTGGGTGTTCTGATTTATCTTTATCAGCAACAGAATTATCATCAGCTATAGAAGCTTTGAATTTTGCTTATATGCCTAAAGATGTTTATCTCATGGCCTCGCATCCAGAGACTGGAGATGAAGATATCGATTTTCTTTACGATCACGAGTTTAAAACAGCAAACGAATTTTCAATGGTGTTGATACAACGCTATCAAGATCTTGAAGAGGCATCCGAAAAACTCAAGAGAGTAGGTTACTACAGTCATTGGGAGAAGGATTACTACAAAGCAACTGTCTTACACAGACAAGAACTACAAAGGAGAATAAACGATATGAGAGGCATGAAGAAAACTGCTAACAAGATCAACGGCAAAAAGAATAAGAAAAAAGATAAGAAGAAAAAAACTAAAAAGAAGTAATGAGCAAATGCGAAAGCTGTGGCTGTATCTGTCATCAAGGAATGAGTTGTATGTGCGAATGTGCAATTTGTCGATGCCAGGAATGTAATGAAAAAAATATCTCTTCCTGAA